TTAAGGTTTGGGTCCAGCACCTTGAGACGGTGATTGGTCATCAGTTGGAGTAGCATTAACCTCGTCTTCCCATTTAAGCACATCAGCCTTACGCCACCGTTTAGGGCTCCCTCCAATAGCTGGCTTGGGAAAAGGACGGCTGAAACATGCAGGCATCCGCGCGGGTGTGCTCCAAAAATAAAGGGTGCTACGAGAAATCTTGTAGCGCGCCATAATTTCACTGGTCACCATAATTTCAGAATTGCTATGGATACTCTCTCCGCCATTAAAACCCATGTTTTTCCCCCTCCAATTCTTCGATCCGCGCCAGCAGTTTGGCATTCTTCTCCCGCTCCGATGACTCCCGACGAATAGCGGCGTTCAGGTCATTAAGCATCGAGTTCAGCGCGTCCCGCTGCGCAGTCATCTCATGCACCATAGCCCGCAGGGTTTCGTTGTCCGCCAGCAGGTCTGTGAACTTGGTGATCACCTGTAGGCTAAACGGGCCATCGCCATTCAAACCCATCGCATCTGAAACGTTATTAATGCTCAGCGTTGCCGCTGACAGGTTGCCGTTTAATTCGATATTTTTTGCTTTCAGGGCTGCATTTTCTGCCAGCAGTGCTGCTAATTGAGATTCGAGATTGATACTTTCGCGTTTCATCATTCTTTCTCCACACCGTTTTTTAGGTTGAATAAATCCCTCGCCGTGAGGCGATTAATTTGCACAAATAGGGATTTAATTAACGGGAGGCTTCGCCGCCCAGAGCATCGATAAGGCTTTTTATTAATGCCGATAATTCACCAGTAATTAATACAAAGTCCGCGTCAAATCGCTGGGAAATATCTTCTCGGTCAATATCATCATTCTTTTCGAGAAGCACTTCGGCAATTTTTAGGCGCTTTATTGTTCCATCATCTGTCAATATGAAGCTGACCCGCTCCTGCCAATCCAGTGCTAATTTTGTCACGACCTTACCGGCCTCAATGTGACCAGCGATTTCGTGAGTAACCAGGTCCTGATGCTTGCTTTTCAGGATCCCCCCGTCTTGGAGAATGTCTTTTAACTCGGCTTCTTCCTGCAATGTGAATCCTGCTGGTGGTTTGCCGGAGCGTACCCAATCGGTTAACGTGAGCTCGATAGGGTTTTCCATCATTAGCGGCACCACGGGCAGAGAACCGAGCGTTTTGCGCAGCAGCGCCAGCGTGTCTTCTGATTTTTTGGCGCTGGTAGCGTCGACGATAATCAGGTCGTTGACCGTATCAACCCACAGCCAAACTTGGCTGAAACGGCTGAATGCCCGCGGCAGTAAGCTGTGCAGCACTTCGTCCTTGAGGGCGTCCTTCTCGGTTTTTTTCAGTTTGCGACGCTGTTCGTTCTCCAGCTTATCGACTTTTTCTTTCAGCGCCTGCTTGATGACCGGCGACGGGAGGATCTTCTCCTCTTTGCGGGCGCAGATCAGAATTTGGCCGTTAACTTCATGCGTCAAGGCATCGCTGTGGGATCCCATCGGCGTCACCCAACCGCATTTGGTCATGTCCTGACTGCCGCACGGTGTAAACGCGAACTCGCTTAGCTGCTGTTCCATTTCCTTAAAACTTACTTTCCGCGTCAGGCGGTAAATCAAAGCGTTTTTCAAATTAAACAAACTCATACTTATCTCCGTTCGGCTGCACACCGATTACTATTTCTCTACACACAAAGGAGGGCGCCGGTTTTTAGACGTAAATAAAAATTGATGCATCGTTCAATTTAAATGATCCGACGCCCACCTTTATATGCAGTAAAAAAGGGACGGTAATCAAAGGAAGCTATCATTCCCCTGGTATTGGCCGATTTGAGACCTTCGATTACCGCCAAAACTACTTTCAGCAAAAATATTTCCAACACAGCTATCACGGTCCTAGTCACAACTGGAATAGCACTGAATCCCACGTTGTCGCCCTGCATCAGGCTGTGCGTTCCGTGGTGCCGGTAGGTTGGCGTCTGATGCCGCGTCCCCATTAATTTTGTGCCCGGTCAATGCTCTTGCAGTTGTGTGCCTGGCTTACTTCACCACCTCAGGCAGCAGTGGTATCTTGGAAGCTCCCACACAACCAAGAAGGTTTTTTTATGAAAGATTACGTGAATCTTTTTCTTAAGTTACAGCCTGGGCTTCTGGATTTTTATGGTACCAATGCAAATAATCCGCATACTCTTGATGCATTAAAATACCGAACACACCTACATCATTTGCTTCTAATCGAAATGGTTTTGAAAAATCATCGCGATAAATATAAAAAATCTATTTCCGATCTTTCCGGTATTAAAGCTTTGCATCATATGGTTTTCTTAAAAACCAACTGGAAACCAGAGGAGATCAGAACTATTCCAATTTGTGACCTTCTTTTTGTCCTTCAGGAAGAGATAAATACTGAAGGTCTGTCTGAAGAAGATCGCAATTATCTAAAAACGATTTTAAACAACGGCAATCCGCCAAAAATTGATTTATCGAGTTACACTGGCTGGCAGATAGCGGAAGGAGATCAGCACTTAGACAATCAGTGGTAATATCCTCAGCTTTCGTTATTTGATCCTTTAATGAAGACAGCGCCCAGGCTACGCCATTTATAGCTGAATCCAGAGACTGGACTATTTTGAGCTGGGCGTAGTGATTACTTGTCAGTTCACCCAATAATTCGCTAGCGATAACCATACTGCCGTTATATTTAGTCACCTTTTTCCCTCACACTTTGTGTCCAGAAAGTTGATTAGCGCTGACATCTTTGATCGGCAGTGAACCCAATGTTTTAAATAAGCTGTGCATGATGGTTTTACCGCTTTGTTCGGCTTCTTTTTCAAGAAGCTCTTTGTCCATCATTGCCTCTGTAAGGGCTTGCATGAAGCTAATGTAATCTGCCGCGACCGCCCTACCTGTTCGCAGCGACGCTAATGGAGCACCATTGACATGTATACAATCAGACGTCCTGACTTTTCCATTGCTGCCTCTCTATGTGCTTGTTCGCTGCTGATGTAATTACGTTAAAATAAAATTGCGAATTACGCAAGTTTAAAATGCGTAATTCGCAATTATGGGCGTAAAAAAAACCGCTAGCAGCGGTCTTTTATTTGAAAATTGGTTAGTTATCCGTGGCGTTTGAAGGATTGCGACTGACTGATTAAAACCTTTCCGTAAATGCTAAATCTCCGCTCGTTATCTTTGGTGATACTCCATTCGCGATAGAGCGGATTATCAGAGATTACCAGCAATTGATCAGGGATCATCTGCAATCGTTTTACGTAAATTTTTTCGTCGAAACCAAATATATAAATGCCATCACCATCAAATTGATTTACGGACACATCAACAAAAATAAGATCGCCGGGCTCGATGGTTCCAGACATGCTGTCGCCCCGAACGTTGATGACTTTTACACTGTCTGATGGTCTGCCACCGAACAATGCGACAGCTCTCTCGTCTTTGTACTCGATAGCATGAATTACATCGATCACATCACTTGCCTGCATGTGACCTACTCCAGCGCTAGCGCTAACATCCAGTACCTCAACTCTAAAAACATTGACGCCCTCCTTAGACATATCATTATTAGCACTGTTTTTATATACAGTATTATCATTTTGATATGAGGTAAAGAGGGCAGATACGTCAACGCTCAAAGCCTGAGCAATGCGGCTAAGTGTCTGTTCTGTAAATTGCTTCTGTTTTCCGGTTTCAAGCCGAGAGATGTTCGCAGCATCGACACCTACAGCGTCTGCCAGTTCAGCAACTTTCATGTTCTTCGCAATGCGAAGTTGTCTAACACGGTTTCCTATATTCATGCACTTATTACATGTCTCTTTTGCGTGATGTGCAAAGCAACTTGCGCAAGTTACACGCATCACATAAAATGCGTATCACGCAAATATTGGGGGAAGTATGCAATCACCACTAAGAAAATTGCGCAAAGCGCATGGTTTTACTTTGTCACACGTCGCATCAAGTGTTCATGTTGATCCGGCAACGCTAAGTCGAATTGAACGCTGTGAACAAGTTCCATCCGTAGAACTGGCTGAAAAGCTGGTCAAGTTCTTCAAAGGGGAACTTAGCGAACTTCATATTCTTTATCCGGCTCGTTATCAGGCTTCTGAGATCGAAACAAACAAGCTGCCGACTAATTTAACGGCTAGTTAACTTAGTTAAAACTACCAGAGGGAAATCAGAATGGTAGACATCAAAGAAACAGTGAAAGAGATGTGCAAAGCCTATCCGGGCGGACGCCAGGCAATGGCTGGGGCGCTGGGTATGAGCATCACGCAATTCAACAACAACCTGTACGAAAAGAACGGCTGCCGCTTCTTTGAGCATCACGAATTGGAAGCAATGGAAGACCTGTCCGGCACTAACGCGCTGGCGGAGTATTTTGCGCGCCGTTCTGGAGTTTTGCTGGTGGAAGTCCCCAAGTTTGAGGACTTGGATCAGGTTGAGCTTTATAGCCGGTCAGTAACCACTGCGGCACGACGTGGGCTGGTTGATCAGATGATTCAGGAAGCGGTCGCTGATGGCGTGATTGACGCCAACGAGGCGAGGGATATCGAACGGCTGCATGCCAATCACCTGGCGGCCCGTGAAGTGGAAATCCGGTCGATTTTGGCCCTATTTGGGCAGAAGAAGGGGACTCGTTAATGGCTGATGTATCCAGAAAGGGTGATGCCCCGAGTGTGCAGCTCGAGGCATCGGCGCGAGTAATTAAACGGTGTAGAGAAATTAAACGCATGAACAGTGTAATCGAAAAGGACGGAATGCCGCAATTGCGTTGTGTCGCGCTGCCCGGCAATCCGGCTTCGTTTCGCTATGAGGTCAATGTACAGGGGGGCTGGGTTCCGAGCAACTACCAGTTCGCTGCCTGGGTGGTAGGGAACAGTGATTGGCTGGTCAAGCCTAGGGGGCGCTGTGGATGAGCAGATTGAACCCGTTGATCGCTGGTATCGCGACCCTTACGGGAAACAAGTGCATGTCGTTGGCTTTGATCGAAAAAATCAGCGAGTCATTTTCAAAATTGAAAACTACGAACATGAATGTGTACAGCCGCTTTGGCAGTTCAGAACGAAATTCAAGAGGATAGACAACAATGAATAACCAAACCTTTACTGAAGATAATGTCGCTTTTGATTTTCCGTTCGAATGCCCGCTTCACCGGCTGATTCTGGTTTACATCCAGATTAGTGGTAGCGGTGACGGCGGCAAAGAAAAGATTATTTCTGACAAAAAATTTCGCGATATTTGCTGCTGTAGCTCTGCGGAGTTTATCAGTGCAATTACCTTCTTAATGAAAGAAGGGTTCCTGAAAAAAGTAAATTATGGGATGCAGTTTGGCGAAGCGGCCAACGGTTACGTCATTGCCGTTCCCGACAGACTGAGGGGGTAAGCATGGGTGCGTTGACTCGATTACTTGACCGCCCAATCGCTTATAACCCAGCTTTTGCAAAACTGAGGGCTGGAAAAGTGAAAGCAGGGCCAGTCGCTGCAGTGTTTCTGTCTCAAATGGTTTACTGGCATAACCGCATGGGTGGTGTATGGATGTACAAAACTCAGGCAAATATTGAATCCGAAACAGCCTTAACCAGGGATGAACAAGAAACAGCTCGTAAGCGCCTGGTTGCGCTTGGTGTTTTGGAAGAAGATCGTCGTGGTGTTCCAGCTACGATGCATTACCGCATTATTGTTGAGCGGCTTGAAGCACTGCTACTGGAAACAACAGAACCCGCAAAGAAGGTCAACCGGAATAAAACCAGATCGGGGAATTTCCAGAATGTGGAAACCCCGCAATCTGGATTGGTGCAATCCCGCAAACCAGATTGTGCTAATGCCGCAAACAAGATTGCCGGAACACCGCAAACAAGTATGGGGGAATCCCCCGAACAAGCATGCGGGGATCCTGCAAACTTTCTTACAGGAGATTACACAGAGATTACTCAGGAGAATACACAGGAGAAAAAGACTATTGGTCGACTGCCTGTGGCCGCCGACCCGCAGCAGGAAAAATTAAAGATTGATTATCTGGCTGTGCTGGATGCGTACCACACTCTCCTGCCCGAAATCCCCAGGGTGATGGAGTTGACTGACGATCGTCGTAAAAAACTCCGGGCTCTGTGGGTTAAATACGATTTCAACACAGAGCGATGGAGTGCATACCTGCGTTACATCTCAAACCACTGCCGCTGGATGCTGGAGGACCGTCCCGACACAACTACTGGCCGCACATGGCGAAAAAAGAGCTTCGATTATCTGATCACCGAGAAATGCTATCTGGCCGTGAAAGAAGATCGCGCCAATGACCTGCCAAAAGTTGAGCGTACGGACGTTGTGAGCCGGGAAGAAGCGTTCACCCGCCTAGTTTCATCGAAAGGGCACCCCAAAAACCGGACTGAAGAAATCGCACAGACTGAAGCGGGGAAAGCCGGGCTGGGCAGGATGAATGCGTTTCAGGCAATGGCTGCGTGGAAATCGATATGGGTGCAGGCAGTACATCAGGCCAGTGAAGAAGATTTGCGGAGGGTGGCATCGTGATAATCGAAGATATTGAGCTGGCGAAAACGCTGGAGAAACGTCGTTTGTGGAATCGTGCAGCCCGGCAATGGCTGGTGGTTTTAGATCAGATGCAGACCGTGTCTGCGCGCGAGAAAATCATTCGCCGGCGCGCTTTCTGTCTGCAGCACAGCGTTGTGAATCGGAGTTCTGGCTACGGTGGCATTCGGGTTATGAACGTGTCCGGTGGTGTGCTGCATGGGTAACTACAGACTGATTTATGCCGATCCTCCGTGGGTCTACCGCGATAAAGCGAACGACGGCAAGCGCGGCGCCGGGCACAAATACCCCGTTATGAATGTGAACGATATCTGTCGCCTGCCCGTTTGGGAGCAGGCCGATCAGGATTCATGCCTGTTGGCGATGTGGTGGGTGCCGACGCAGCCAGCAGAAGCGCTCAAGGTTTTGGACATGTGGGGGTTCCGGCTGATGACGATGAAGGGATTCACCTGGTTCAAGACCAATCGCCGTAAGGGTAACGCTGCAATCGGCATGGGCCATATGACCCGCGCTAACAGCGAGGACTGTCTGTTTGCAGTCCGGGGGCGTCTCCCTGAGCGCATGGATGCCTCTATCTGCCAGCACATTACCGCGCCGCGCATGGAGCACAGCGCAAAGCCGCCAGAGGTTCGCGATTTGCTGGTCCAGCTATTGGGTAATGTTCCTCGCTTGGAACTGTTCGCCCGTCAGCGGGTGGAAGGGTGGGACGCCTGGGGAAATGAAGTCGATAGCGATATCCAGCTGCGAGTAGGTCATGAACCACAAACTAAAATGTGTGCTGGTCGTCAGGAGGTGGCTGCGTGAGCTGTTCCGATGAAACCCCTATTGTGGTGGATTACTACGGCAACGATATATGCCCTGCATGTTGTGACTCAATATTACAGGGAGAGCCGCACGTGTGTGCGGCTCCATCGTCACCCTGCCTGATTGATCTGGTATTCCCGTTCCCGCCCAGCGTGAACACTTACTGGCGCTCACCGACCTCTGGCCCATTATCCGGTCGCCACCTGATCAGCGCTAAAGGTCGCAAGTTTCGCGTGGAAGCCATAGCCCGTGTGCTGGAGCAACTACGGCGGCCGCCAAAGCCCATCAAATGCGATGTGAGCGTGTCATTGCGTTTGTATCCGCCAGATAGACGCGCCAGAGACTTGGACAACTATCTCAAAGCTGCGCTGGATGCCATCACGCATGCCCGGATCTGGAACGATGATAAACAGGTTAAGCGCCTCGAGGTGGAATGGGGGCCGGTCGTACGGTCTGGTAAAGCTGAAATATCAATTTCTGAATTCCAACCGGGCGGGGACTGACTATGTCATTGTGTGATATGCCGATTTGTTATACGGTTGCCATGTGCAAAAGTTCCTCGCGGGTGCAGCTGTCGGGGAACGGTTTTAAAACAGGTGTGGAGAAATTATGAACCCGTTAATCGTGATTGACGGCGTATCCGTACGCCGTGATCAGTCTGGTCGGTATTGTCTGAACGATTTGCATCGCGCTGCTGGTGGACTAAGCAAGCACCAGCCCAGTAACTGGATGCGGTTAGATTCGACGCTTGGCCTCATTGATGAACTATCCCGCTCCTCAAATCTGAGGAACGGTCACCCAGTAACCAATTCGCAATACGTGAACTCGCCGTTGAACCCCATGAATGTCATTCGCGGAGGGGCGGCGCAGGGGACATACGTCAGCAAAGAGTTGGTTTATGCCTACGCAATGTGGATCAGCGCTTCATTTAGCCTACGCGTTATCCGCACCTTCGACTCGGTTATGGCGTCAGCCGATACTGGTCACGCCAATGATCTGGTGCAGGCTGGCGTCACCCTGTTGGGCTTCATGCAATCTTCCTTGAACCTGTCTAACTCCTCGGTGCTGGGGGCTTGCCAAAAGCTACAGGCGGCTGTTGGGTTACCTGACTTGGCCCCCTCCTATGCCATCGATGCGCCAGCCGGTTCGATGGATGGTTCCAGCCGTCCCACAATGGCCCTGAGCACAATCCTGAAAAATCGCGGAATCAATGTCCGGATCACTGAGGCTTACCGCCGACTGGAATCGCTGGGACTGGTCGAACGTCGATCACGCCCTAGTAGTTCGGCGCGGGCAAAGAACGGGCGCCGGGAATTTTGGTGTGTCAGTCATCGAGGGTTGAGTTTTGGTAAGAACATCACCAGCCCAAACAATCCCCGCGAGACGCAGCCACATTTTTATGAATCTCGAGTGGATGAGCTGTTATCGATGATGCTCACCGCCAGCGCCGTTTGAGGGGGGGATCGTTGAAAGCGTTATTAACTCCCGTCGTGGTCGCTGAACTGGGGCAGGTAATATTGCGCCCAGGCCGTGACCTGATGCCTATTTTCTGTGGGCGAGTCGTCGTTACGCCGGAGTCGGTCCACCAGCGCAAACTACCCGCTGGGATTATTACTGAGGGCGTCCAGCCAATTCTTGATGATCCTGAGTGGGCGTGGTTCCTGACGCACGAGAGAGTAATTAAGGCTGCTGGTGGGCGCGGCGAAGTGATTAGACATGTGCGTGCTCATTCCGGGTGCCAGTGGCACGGCGATTATCACCACCCTGAAAACACAATCATGAAATATGGTCACTCCGCGATTAAGTTGTGCTGGCATCATGACAATGAACTGCGCCAATTAACGACGCCTGAACTGCAAAAAATAGCTGATAGTAATGCCGCTAAAAGCGTTGCTAGGGCCGTTGTCAGACGACTTAAATTACGTTCTTGTCATCAGATTACGGTGCATGAGGTGTGCTGGTGGTCTGTCCTCGTCAATGTCTCAGATTTATTACCTAATTCAGTAATGCGAGAGGCACTACGTTTGCCCCCAGCAGAGCCAGTAGGAAGGGGTAAAAGGGAGTGTGATATCCGGTGGGAAGATCTCCCGGAGAAAGTATTAGAACCCTATATTGCGCAGGTTAAGTCGGTTATGGCTTTGTTTGTTGATGGCGACCCGCCAGCGGGTTACATGAAGAGACCGAAGTTACAGCGCTGGGAAAGTGAACAATACACCCGATGGGTAAAAACACAGGAGTGTAGCGGTTGCAGAAGACCTGCAGACGACCCGCATCACATCATTAACCAAGGGTTGAGCGGGACGGGGACTAAACCTCACGACCTATTCGTTATTCCGTTGTGCAGACGGTGCCATGACGAATTGCATAGAGACGTCGCGGGGTGGGAGAGGGAACACGGTAGCCAGGTAGAGCTGCTGGTGCGGTTTTTAAATAGGGCGCTGGGTATAGGCGCAATTACAAAATCAAAACGAGGTGTAGAGGATGCGTGATATTCAGCAGGTTTTGGAGCGCTGGGGCGCGTGGGCGGCCAGTGATTCAAGTGGCGTAGACTATTCGCGCGTTGCAGCGGGTTTTAAGGGATTATTGCCTCAAGGTAGCAGTAACCGAGTTTTATGCAGCGACGAAGATGGGCTGATCATTGAGAAATGCCTGAGCCGGTTAAAGGATAAGCGCCCAAGCGAGTACTCGTTGCTGGTCATGCATTATCTCTATCGGACATCAAAACGTAAGCTGGCACGGCATCGAAAATGCGATGAGAAAATCATTCGCGTCGAATGTCAGATGGCTGAGGGATTCATTGACGGCTGCTTGTCTATGTTGGATGTTCGGCTGGATATGGATCCAGAGGTGGAGATCCCTCGAGAAGGGCAGAAAACATTATCGCGGTCCGCAAAACTTAGTGTAACGTGTTAAGGGTGGTCGCGGTGTTAAGCGGCTTACTCGACTTTATAACCTCGCCGCCTGGCGGGGTTTTTGCGTTTGGGCTGTAAGCTCATTTCTAATCTGGTGTAATTCCACCAAATTATAATTCCCTCGAATTCGATGGAATAAACCAATTCGAGCGAGTCCTCGATATGGTCAGGCATCAATTTTCTTTTCAAGGCTGCGCGAATGCATGGCCTTTTTTATTTAGCGACCAGGCAATCACTATCATGACTCCCCCTGTCAACTCTGGCCTGAGTCGCTAATCCTTTTCAACCCAACACACAGCACCCCGTAACGCGGAGGTGAGGAATATGAAAATGCAAAATCCAGTTCACACATGGGCCGATCTCTCAGAGATGATCCGCATGTGGTGGAATGGTGATGTGCCGCTGGGCGGTGTGTTGCTGTCCATCGTCATGGCAATTCTTCGGATTGCATACAGCGGCGGCGGATGGCGACGTATGTTGCTTGAAGCGCCCCTTTGCGGCGCTATGACCCTGACAGCGGTAAGCAGTCTCGACTACTTCCATCTGCCCCCGACGCTCACTATTGCGCTGGGCGGTGCAATCGGCTTTCTCGGGGTTGACCAAATCAGGGCTGCAGCCTCTCGCATTTTGGGATCTCGCACCGGTGGTACTCCTCCACAGGGATAAATCATGACTAAAGACGAAATCTTTAACGGGGTACTTGATCGCGAGGGTGGCTACGTCAATCACCCAAACGATAAGGGGGGCCAGACGAACTGGGGAATTACCGAAGCCGTGGCGCGGGCGCATGGTTATAAGGGCGAAATGAGTGCTTTGACTCGTGATGCCGCTCTGGCTATTTACGAGGCCGATTATTGGTACGGCCCGCGCTATGACCAAGTAGGTGAGTTATCGCCTGCCATCGCGGCGGAGCTGTGCGACACCGGCATCAACATGGGGCCGGGTGTATCAACGCGCTGGCTACAACGCTGGCTCACAGCCCTGAACGACGGCGGCCGCCTTTACCCTGACCTGCAGCCGGACGGCAATATCGGCCCGCGGACCCTCACCGCCTTACGTCAGTATCTGGACGTACGAGGACCAGACGGTCATCGCGTCCTGCTGCGCGCGCTGAACTGCAGCCAGGGTGCCCGCTATCTGGAGCTGGCCGAGCAGCGCGCCGCCAACGAGGCGTTTCTGTATGGCTGGGTACGTGAGCGGGTCATGCTATGAGTATCATCCCAAGCTGGAAAGTAACCGCTGTCGCGCTGGTGGTCGGTATCGCTATTGGCTGGCATATCACCGCGTTGCGCTGGGATGCTGACATTGCCAAACGTGGTAAGAGCCAAGCAGATGCTGTCAGCGTTAGTCAGCAAGCGATCATCGTCGGGCAGGCGTTCCAATTTCAGCGGTATAACGAAATTGCCCGTCAAGCGAATCAATACGGTATCAATATCAAGGCCGAATCAGATGAAAAGCAAATCGTCTACCGCACCATTATCAAACGCGATCCTGCTGGCCGCCAGTGCGTCCCTAACGATGTTGCTGATCGGTTGCTCGACTACGCGAACCGTTTACGTGCCAGCGCAATGCACACCTCTTCCAGCGGAGCTGACGCAACAGGTATTAGTCCCGTTGCCTCCGTCTGCCGACTGACGTATGCGCAAGCGGTTTACTGGATAGACCCACTGTTAACGGCTTTGGAGCAAGCAAACGCGCAGCTGTTAGGGATTACTAAGATCGAATTATCCCGAGCCTCGCAGTATCCCCAGAGTGTTCGCGATAATGCCCACCAACGGTAAAAAACTATGGAACACGAAAACAGAATCACCATCGCATCGCTTGCGGAACAGCTCAGGGAGTTGCTGGAGAAGCAGGGGCATGACATTAGCCCGGCGGCGAGCCGAGACCTCATTGAGCACGCAGTCACTCAGGGCGTCATGCTGGCGATCGCCTAGACACAAAACCAAACATCGAGCCTCGGCATAGTCCGGGGCTTTTTTGTATCCGTATTTCACCGCGCATCTCACGCGCATAACACCACGAGAGCCTTTCAGAAAGCGAGCCTGAGAACAGCCGTTATAGGTGGCGACCTCTCTCGGGCGGCTTTTCTGTGAGACAGGCTCACTTTCTAAAAGGTAAACGTTATGAATATTGTCCCACTAAATTACAAAGGTGAAGCGGTTCGCTTCAACACCGATGGCTGGATTAATGCCACAGATATCGCCGCTCGTTTCGGTAAACGTCTAGATCACTGGCTATCCAACGCGGAAACATTGGAGTACGTGAGAGCGCTAGATGAAGTCTACTCAGGCTCGCCATCGGAGATTTTACATACCCGTGATTCCGGGTATGTAAAAACAAGCAAAGCACGAAAGGACAGGGGAGGCGGTACATGGCTCCATCCTAAGCTTTCGGTGGCGTTTGCGCGATGGTGTGACCCGAAATTCTCAGTGTGGTGCGACCTGCACATTGATAGCCTCCTTCGTGGTGAACTGACTGAGCAGCAAAAATTTGAGCAAGCCTGCCGAATTTGTGATGAGAGAAAGGCAAAAGTGAGTGCTGGCGCAAGTGAAATGGCTCGCTGGAGATGGGATAGGCCAGCCATTGAGGCGAACGTTAATTACTGGCGTCAACAGCTTCAATTGACACTGGATATTGCCAGTTAAGCAGAATGCATATCTGCGCTGCTAGAGTCGCTGTCACAACGGTTCTCAGAAAGGCGGGGCTTAGCCCCGCAGGTAATTATCCTACCTTACGATAGGAATAAACATTTTTGATGTGTAAGTGAAAATACTTTCCCTTTGAAGGAGCAGAAAGAAGGCCTTCGTAAATGCTGGCAGGTACCCCACTGTACTGATATATGCCGCCGTTATGAAAGGCGATCTCAAGGATGCTTGCGGAAGCATCGTAACCCACCGACTGAAGGTTGGATGATGAAACAGGTTGACGATTCAATTATTGATTCTCCATTTAACGGCAAAAGCGCCATGGAAATATTAGAACATTTTAAGGATTACAAGTTTAAGGACGTTCTCGGCCATTCCCTTGAGCTATGCCAGAATTTCATTGATCTGATTAAAGCTGGGTGACACCTCACAAGGCGTAATTGAGAGCGCCCTGTGATGATTTTGAGTATTACAAATAAACTGCTCCCCTTGAAGTTGTGATTTTTTTGAGATAATCAATTCCCTCTGCGTTAATGCGAATAGAGTTAATATTGATGTCCCAAGGCTTATCGCGTTGCGTGTAGCTAAATTCGAAGTCACCATCAATAAGTTGCTTGTCATACAAGTAAACAAGATGACCTATTAAGTTTTTTTCATCTACCAATTCGTCTTGAAGCTTATCGATATCTTCTACGGGATATGGGTAGGCTTCTTTAAAAAAACACAATATTGATTTGATATGCTTTATATCGATATCCATGAAAAGCTCCATAATGGTTTGATTTAATGTCAGTTACGGACAAACAAGAAATGTTCTGTCAGGAATGCCTCATTGATTTGAACGCCACGCAAGCGGCAGTTCGGGCGAGGTACAGTAGCGTTAGGTTACGAAAACTTAACTAAACCTGACATCCAAAGCAGAATTATTGATATCAAGTCTGAACGCAACGCGGTAATACCTATCAATATTTCTTATGTTTTCGTCAGCCAACTGAAATCTATCTGGTGTGGGTGGTTTTAGGTGAGTGAAAGACACTGCAGCGTTTACCCAAAATTGGGATGTTTTTGTTGAACTATAAAAAACTTAAGGATAACCATGCCGCCACGAACACCTAAAGCCTGCCGGGCGCGCGGATGCCGTAACACGACCATCGATCCCGGCGGGTATTGCGAACAACACAAGGGCGAGGGCTGGCGGTCATACAAGTCCGGGCAGACCCGCCACCAGCGTGGCTACGGCTCTCGATGGGAGGACATTCGCGAGCGGGTATTGAAACGCGATAGCTATATGTGTCTCGACTGTCTTGACGAAGGCGTCGCCCGAGAGGCTAAGACGGTCGACCATGTGATACCGAAAGCCCGCGGCGGCACTGACGATAGCAATAACCTTCGCTCCCTGTGCTGGCCTCACCACCGGTCAAAGACCGCGCGCGAACGCCTCAAATGATAATGGTTGTCAATACCATAACGAATGCACCGAAAGGGTGCTTTTTTTTTACATTCAGGGTGGGAGGGGGAGGGTAAATCTCTGGGGGCGAGCCCCTTCCGTACTGCCCGCCCCGTCAAATTTTTATACCCGCGAAAAATGAAATTTAAATCGGAGTGATTTATGGCTGGAACTGCGGGCCGTTCTGGGCGTCGCCCAAAGCCAACGGCACGCAAAGAACTGGCCGGAAATCCGGGTAAGCGGGCGCTGAACAAAGACGAGCCTGTTTTTACCCCACTGAAAGGCGTTTCACCCCCTGATTGGTTTGCTGAAGCCGAACTCCCGTTGGCAATGACAATGTGGGAGTTAACGACGAAAGAGCTATGTGGTCAGGGATTGCTGTGCATTACCGATCTGGCCGTGCTTGAACGGTGGTGTGTGGCATACGAATTTTGGCGCCGCGCGGTAATCAACATCGCCCGCCAGGGGAACACGGTCACCGGGGCCACCGGCGGGCCAATAAAAAATCCTGAGCTGACCGCCAAGAAAGAGCAAGAGTCTGAAATGGGCTCAACGGGCTCAATGCTGGGTTTAGACCCCAGCGCCAGATCTCGACTTATCGGTCTGGCTGGCAAAGGGAAAAACGAAAACCCATTCTTGAAAATGATCAGCTCATGAGCAGAAAAGCATACCCCAACGTCAATGCCGCAAATCAATATGCTCGGGCGGTCGTTCGTGGGCAGATCCCTGCGTGCCAATATGTGATTCAGGCATGCCAACGCCATATTGATGATCTGGCCGTAGAGAAGAGCAAAAAATTTCGCTACCGCTTCGACAAAGATCTGGCCGAAAAGGCGGCGCGGTTTATCCAAATGCTACCCCACACCAAAGGGGAATGGGCGTTTAAGCGGATGCCGATTACGTTGGAGCCGTGGCAGCTATTCATCGTCTGCTGTGCATTTGGCTGGGTGAGAAAGGGGACAAAGCTTCGTCGTTTTCGAGAGGTCTACACCGAGATCCCCCGCAAAAATGGCAAGTCCGCTATTTCGGCTGGCGTGGCGCTGTTCTGCTTTACCTGTGATTCGGAATTTGGGGCCGAGGTGTATTCCGGCGCCACGACCGAGAAGCAGGCGTGGGAGGTATTTCGACCGGCCCGTCTGATGTGTAAACGCACCCCATTGTTGGTTGATGCGTTTGGGATCGAGGTTAATGCGTCGAATCTGAACCGTCCGGAAGACGGCGCCCGACTGGAGCCGCTGATCGGTAATCCGGGGGACGGTTCATCGCCGCACTGTGCGATTGTCGACGAATATCACGAGCATGGCACTGATGCCTTGTACACCACGATGTTAACCGGCATGGGGGCGAGAAAGCAGCCACTGATGTGGGCTATCACGACCGCTGGATACAACATCGAGGGGCCGTGTTACGACAAGCGTCGGGAAGTGATCGAAATGCTCAACGGCTCCGTGCCGAATGATGAGCTATTCGGCGTCATTTACACCATTGACGAGGGCGACGATTGGACCCAGCCGGACGTCCTCGCCAAAGCTAACCCCAACATGGGGGTATCCGTTTACCGTGATTTTTTATTGAGTCAGCAGCAGCGGGCGATAAATAACGCGCGGCAGGCGGGCGTTTTCAAAACGAAACATCTGAATGTTTGGGTGGCGGCTCGGGCTGCATATTTTAACCAGGTGAGCTGGCAAGGCTGTGAAGACAAAACGCTGACGCTGGAACAGTTCGAAGGTCAACCCTGCGTTCTTGCGTTCGATCTGGCGCGCAAACTGGATATGAACAGCATGGCGCGCTTGTTCACTCGAGAGATCGACGGGAAAACGCATTATTACAGCGTGGCGCCACGTTTCTGGGTGCCGTACGACACGGTCTACAGCGTCGAACAGAATGAGGATCGGCGTACCGCCGAGCGCTTCCAGAAGTGGGTAGAAATGGGCTATCTGACCGTCACCGACGGGGCAGAGGTGGATTATCGCTACATCATGGAGGAAGCGAAGCAGGCGAACCGCCTAAACCCGGTTTCTGAGTCACCTATCGATCCCTTCGGTGCTACAGGGTTGTCCCATGAATTAGCCGATGAGGGGCTGACACCGATCACCATCACTCAGAATTACACCAATATGTCGGACCCGATGAAAGAGATTGAGGCCGCCATAGCGTCCGGCCGTTTCCATCATGACGGCAACCCGATCATGACGTGGTGTATCAGTAATGTGGTGGGGAAAACGCTGCCTGGCAACGACGATATCGTGCGGCCCATCAAGGAGCAGGCCGAGAACAAAATCGACGGCGCGGTAGCGCTAATCATGGCTGTGGGGCGGGCAATGTTGCACGAACCAGAAGATTTTCTTTCCTCGCTGGATCCAGATGAAGACCTCTTATTCCTATGAAAAAAATAATGATTGATGCCATTGGGCTTACCGGCCTCGGCTTGCTGGTGGGCGGAATTTACCAACAGTTCGGGACGGCCATCGCATTGCAATGTGCTGGTGCCGCATTGCTGGGATTTGCACTGATCGCCGCCCGAAGGGGGAAATCGTGATACTCGATGCGCTATTCCGTAGTGAACCGCTGGAGAACCCCGCCAATCCCGTGATCGCGGAGATGGCAGACGTTGATGGTTTATTCCAGTCAGACGTGTATGTCAGCCCGGAAACTTCCATGAAGCTGGCAGCGGTTTATGCCTGTATTTATGTCTTGTCGTCAAATCTGGCGCAGATGCCGCTACACGTCATGAGGAAAAATAACAACAAGGTCGAGGCCGCCCGCGATCATCCGGCGTTCTATCTGGTTCACGACGAACCCAACACCTGGCAAACCAGCTACAAGTGGCGGGAATTAAAACAGCGCCACATTCTCGGCTGGGGGAATGGGTACACCTGGGTAAAACGTGATCGCAAAGGTGTCGTGTCTTCTCTGGATTGCTGCATGCCGTGGGAAACCACCTTGCTTAAGACCGGCGGTCGGTACACCTACGGTCTTTATAACGAGGAGGGTGCGTTTGCTATCAGCCCTGACGACATGATCCACATCCGGGCGCTGGGGAATAACCAGAAGATGGGCCTCAGCCCCATTTTGCAACATGCCGAGACCATTGGCATGGGCATGAGTGGGCAGAAGTACACCTCAAGTTTTTTCGGCGGCAACGCCCGCCCGGCCGGTATCGTCTCTGTTAAAGGAGAGCTACAGGACAAAGGCTGGGAGAGGTTGAAGAAGGTGTGGCAGAAAGCGGCAATGGCTCTGCGAAGCCAAGAGAACAAAACCATGCTGCTGCCTGCCGAACTGGATTACAAGGCGCTGACGGTCTCCCCGGTCGATGCGCAGCTGATCGATATGATGAAGCTGAACCGCTCAATGATAGCGGGGATATTCAACGTGCCGGCCCACATGATCAACGATCTGGAAAAAGCCACGTTCAGCAATATCACGCAGCAGGCAATCCAGTTTGTGCGCTACAGCATGATGCCCTGGGTCGCGAACTGGGAACAAGAACTCAACCGTCGGTTATTCACTCGGTCTGAACGGGCCGCAGGCTATTACGTCCGATTCAATCTGGCTGGACTAATGCGCGGTACTCCGCAGGAGCGCGCCCAGTTCTATCACTTTGCCATTACCGACGGTTGGATGAGTCGGAATGAGGCCCGCGCCTTTGAAGACATGAATCCAGTCGACGGGCTTGATGAAATGCTGGTGAGCGTGAATGCCGCCAATACGTCTAACGATTTCAAAACCCAAAAAACCGATGAGGATGAAACCAATGAATGATCGCGAGACGCGCTGTTATACCGGCGAGGTTCGCACGGAACAGCAGGGTGATGCACCAGCCCATATTTTGGGGTATGGCTCCGTTTTCAACAGCCGATCAGAACCACTCTGGGGGTTCCGCGAGATCATAAAGCCCGGCGCGTTTGACGATGTGCTCAACGATGACGTTCGCGGGCTGTTTAACCATGACCCGAACTTTATTCTTGGCAGAAGTGCTGCCGGAACGTTGTCTTTATCGGTCGATGAACGTGGTTTGCGTTACGACATTACCGCCCCAGAAACGCAGACCATCAGAGATCTGGTGCTGGAACCCATGCGGCGCGGCGATGTTAACCAATCCTCTTTCGCGTTTCGTGTCGCGCGTGATGGCGAACACTGGTACGAGGACGAGGAGGGTGTGGTTATCCGGGAAATCAACCGGTTTTCCCGTCTGTTTGACGTCAGTCCCGTGACGTATCCCGCATATCAGGAGGCCGATTCCGGCGTCCGTTCACTAAAAGCCTGGCAGGAGGCGCGCGACAGCGGTGCGCTACAGAAAGCCATTAACGAAAAAATGGCGCGCGAGCGCCTGCTGACTCTTATTAATGCGTAAGGAAAAATCATGAAACTGCATGAAATGAAGCAAAAACGTAACACCATCGCCGCCGATATGCGCGCCCTGCATGAGAAAATCGGTGATAACACCTGGGGGGATGAGCAGCGTACCGAATGGAACAAAGCTAAAACTGAGCTGAATAACCTGGATGCTCAGATTGAACGTGAAGAGGAGCTGCGCCGTCACGATCAGGACTATGTCAACACTCAGGAACAAGAGCAGCGCCAACAGCAGCAGAATACGGAAGCGAATGGCGAGCAGGGCGATGAACGTCGTACCGCAGCGTTTGATAAATTCCTGCGTCACGGGCTGGGTGAAATGAGCGCGGAAGAGCGTCAGGCTTTACGTGAGCTTCGCGCGCAGGGAACTGCGCCCGATGAAAAAGGCGGTTATACCGTTCCTAAACGTATGCTGAATAAAATCGTCGAGGGCATGAAAGCCTACGGCGGCATCGCCAGTGTTTCCCAAATTCTGACGACATCGGACGGACAGACGATTGAATGGGCGACCTCCGACGGTACAGCGGAGGAAGGGGAACTGCTGGGGGAAAATACGGCAGCTTCTGAAGAAGATGCAGATTTTGGCACCGCATCGCTGGGGGCTAAAAAACTGTCTTCTAAAATCATTCGTGTTTCCAACGAATTGCTGCAGGACAGCGGCGTAGATATTGAAGCCTATCTGTCGGCGCGTATTTCTCAACGCCTGGGGCGTGGCGAAGCTAAATATCTTGTTCAAGGCACCGGCGCGGGTAGTCCGCTGCAACCTTCTGGCCTTGTCACATCTGTCACTGGAACCACGGCCGCTGCGTCAGCGAGCACTTTCACGTGGAAAGAGCTCAACGCACTCAAACATACTATCGATCCGGCATACCGTGGTGGCCCTAAGTTCCGCTGGGCGTTTAACGACTCAACGCTGCAAATTATCGAAGAGATGGAAGACGGGCAAGGGCGTCCGCTATGGCTTCCCAATATTAGCGGCGGTACTCCCGCGACGGTATTGAACATTCCCTACGTTGTTGACTCGGCGATTGATTCCATTGGTGCCGGTAAGAAATTCGTTTTCTGTGGTGATTTTGATCGTTTCATCATCCGCCGTGTTGCGTATATGACCCTGAAACGCTTGGTTGAACGCTTTGCAGAGTTTGACCAGACCGCTTTCTTGGCATTTCACCGATTCGACTGCGTATTGGAAGACACCGCGGCTATCAAAGCGCTGGTGGGTAAAGGGACCGCCAGTACCGGAAGCTGATGGAATGAACCGTCATTATCGTTACGCCGCGTAAGCGGTTTTTTTGTGCCCGCGAAAAGGGCGGGCACGGAGATAACTCATGATTTTGTCGTTGGAAGAGATAAAAAACCAACTGCGGATTGACCCGGATATCACCGATGAAGATACCTTGCTGGTGGCGCTAGGACAGGCGGCTGAGGCCAGAACATCGACGTTCTTAAACCGCTCGTTGTATGCCAGTTCTGACGACGTAGATCCTGACGATGAATCTGCGCTGGTGGTGACCGCCGATCTGCGGCTTGCGATGCTGATGCTGGTGACTCATTTTTACGAAAACCGGTCATCGGTATCTAATTTCGAAAACACTCCGGTCCCAATGTCCTACGAGTGGATCGCGAGTCCCTACCGGTTCATCCCATTATGAAATCACAACCATCAAAAACCAGCGCTGATTACGCGTATCCAGACCCTGGCGAACTGAACCAGCGGGTACGGCTTCGCCAGCGGGTGGATCTTCCCAATGCTGATTTCGGTGTGACCGCGGAATTTACCGGCGAAAAAACCGTATGGGCCAAAGTGCGCCAGGTTGGCGCCACCACATACCGGGAGTCAGTACAAACGGGCGACGCGGTAACGCACTATCTCACCATCCGGTATCGGCCTGGAATAACAGCTGATTTCGAAGCGGTGATGCCCGGCGGTAATACCCTGCGTATCCGGCGGATCCGGGATTTGAATTCGGCCCGCCGTTTTTTGCTGTTGGAATGTGAAGACTTGGGGAGTGACACACCTGTCGAGGTGATCTATGGCTAAACCCTCTGCCGCGGCCTCTCTGCATATTGACTTCGATCAGCCGGATGAAATGGTGTTTAACCGCGCCAAAATGCGGCGGGCGTTTGTCAAAATCGGCCAGGTTCACATGCGTGATGCCCGTCGCTTAGTGGTTCGGCGCGGGGCATCAAAGCCGGGGGAGAATCCAGGCTACAAAACCGGGCGGTTAGCGCGGTCCATTGGCTATTACGTTCCCAGGGCGTCAAAACGTCGTCCCGGTCTGATGGTCCGGATCGCACCTAACCAGAAGCGGGGCGAGGGCAACAGACCCATTCAGGGGGCTTTCTATCCGGCATTTCTGTTTTATGGCGTTCGTCGTGGAGCTGTGCGGCAGCGCCGCCATCACCGCGGTGCCTCCGGTGGAACGCCGTGGCGCATTGCTCCCCGCAAAAACTATATGACGCAGGTTCTGGAATCCCGCAAAGCGTGGACACATTACGTGTTGTCCCGCGCGCTGCGAGAATCTCTGCGTCCTCAACGAAAGAAGAAACGATGAAACTCTCGATTGTGATCGCCGCCTTGCGGCAGCGTTGCCCATCGTTTGCGGGGCGCGTAGCGGGTGCTGCGGAACTTAAGGCGTTGCCGGAAACCGGCAAAATGTTATTGCCCGCGGCCTACGTCGTGCCGTCCAGTGATGATGCGGACGAGCAGCGCTCTATCACGGATTACTTGCAGAACGTGACGGAAGGGTTTGCGATTGTCTGCGTAATGAATAACACGCCGGATAACCGCGGACAGGCTGCCTCGTTCGATGTTGTCGATACGGTTCGCTCTGAGTTGTGGCGGGCATTGCTGGGGTGGCAGCCGGACGATAACGCGCATCCTATATCGTATGCGGGCGGCCAACTGATTCAGATGGATCGGGGGCGTCTCTATTATCAGTTCGACTTTATCCGCACGCTGGAAGTTAGCGAGGACGATACGCGCCAGCAGCAAGACCTGAACACGTTGGATGATCTGCAGGAGATTAGCGTCGACGTTGACTATATCGATCCCGGCAACGGTCCTGACGGCAACATCGAGCATCACACCGAAATAACCCTCAAAAACGAGTAAATCCCATGTTTGTAAAACCCAAAGACGGGCGGTCAGTTCCTGACCCGGCCCGAGGTGACGTATTGCCTGAATCCGGGCGAAACGTAGAGGGCAATGTCTACTGGTACCGGCGTTTAAACGACGGGGACGTGGAAATTGTCGATCGTAAAAAAAAAGAAACCGAAACCAGTGAGGTGAGTCAATGAGTGTCAGTTTCAACAGCATCCCGTCGAATATCCAGGTGCCGCTGTTCTGGGCTGAAATGGATAACAGCGCGGCGAACACGACGTCCGACGGCGCTGCGCCAGCGCTGATCATTGGCTATGCCAACAGCGACGCGAGCATTCAGCGTAATGCACTGACCATTATGCCATCGGCGGGCCTTGCCGGCAGTCTGGCAGGACGCGGAAGCCAGCTGGCGCGAATGGTCGCCAGCTACCGCAGTATCGATCCGTTCGGCGAGTTGTGGGTAATTGCCCTCGATGCACCCAGCGCGGGCGCCGCCGCGTCCGGCGCGCTGACGTTGACCGGAAATGCGCAGGAGTCCGGCACCGTCTACCTCTACGTCGGAAATGTGCTGGTGCAGGCCGGTGTGACCGCCGGTGAAACGGCGGCAGATGTTGCAGCGACCGTATCCGCGGCTATCAATGCCAATGTGGATTTGCCGGTGACAGCGGCTGTCGCTGATACCGTGGTAACGCTGACGGCGCGCCACGCAGGATTGACTGGCAATGAGATCCCGTTAGCCCTGAACTACTACGGCCTGGTGGGCAGCCAGACGACACCGAGCGGCATTAACATCGATATCAAAGCCATGAGCGGCGGCAGCGGTATACCCGATCTGACGGGCGCGGTGGCGGCGATGGGGGATGAGCCGTTTGACTTCATCGCGTTCCCGTTCAATGACTCTTCGTCGGTTTCTACCATTCACGCTGAGCTGGCCGACCGTTGGGGCTATGCGCGACAGCTATACGGCCATGTGTACTCGGCAAAGATCGGTTCCCTGTCCGAGCTGGTGGCGTTTGGTTCCTCGCTTAACCTGGAACACATCACCGTGGCTGGGTACGAGCCGGACGTCCATACCACCGCCGATGAATTGGCCGCCCTGCGCACGGCGCGAAATGCTGGATTCATTCGCAACGACCCGGCCCGCCCGACGCAAACCGGCGAATTGACGGGAGCATTGCCCGCGCCGAAGGGTTCGCGTTTTATTTTCTCGGAACAGCAATCGTTGCTGACTCATGGGATCGCCACCGCGTATGTGGAAAGCAGTTCTCTACGCATTCAGCGCGATATCACGATGTATAAGAAAAACGCGTTTGGTGTCACGGACAACAGCTTTCTGGACAGTGAAACGCTGCATACCAGCGCCTACGTACTGCGTCAGTTGAAGTCAATCATCACCAGCAAATACCCACGCCATAAGCTGGCCAGCGACGGTACGCGGTTTGGTGCCGGACAGGCGATTGTGACACCGGCAGTGATCCGTGGGGAAATGCTGGCGGTCTATCGCAAGATGGAGCGCGCCGGGATCGTTGAAAATTACGACCTGTTCAAAAAATACCTGATTGTTGAACGTAACGCGGATAACCCGAATCGTCTGGATGTTCTGTTCCCGCCGGATTACGTCAACCAGCTGCGCATCTTCGCGCTGGTCAATCAGTTCCGTTTGCAATATAGCGCAGAGGAGGCGGCTTAATGGCTCGCGTTGCAGGTACCTGCTATTTCAAAATTGACGGTCAACAATTGTCGCTGACCGGGGGCGTTGAAGTGCCGATGAACACTACGATCAAAGAAGACGTGATGGGGTTGGACGGCTCTGTCGATTATAAGGAAAGCTTCCGTGCCCCTTATGTGAAGGGAACGTTTAAGGTTCCTTCCTCTTTCCCGGTAGACAAGATCACGTCTTCGGACACGATGACCATCACGGCCGAACTGGCTAACGGCCAGGTGTATGTCTTGTCTGGCGCGCACCTATCCGGTGAAGCGAATCACGATGCGGAGAACGGCACAGCCGATCTGGAATTCCACGGCGAAGAAGGGGGCTATCAATAATGGAACTGCTACTCACAAAACCTATCATGGCGCACGGTGAAAAGCTGCATGTGCTGGAGCTGCGCGAACCCACGTATGCAGAAGTGCAGCAGTTTGGCCTGCCATTCTCCTATGGCGCCGCGGGAGAGACGAAAATCGACACCGGCGCCGCGTTGCGTTATATCCCGGTGCTGGCGGGCATCCCTCCGTCGGCGGCCGAGAAAATGGCGCTGCGCGATGTGACCGTTGCGTCTATGTCGATCCTCGGTTTTTTTATGGGGTCGGGCGACTCGACCAGCTCCGAAGCCGACTCTACAACGTCTGCCATTTCTGGCGAATAAACCCACTTGAACTGAAACACGTCGGCCTGTCTGAATTTATGGAGCTGGAGGAACAGGCCGTGCGCATTAACGGGGAATTGAACAATGGCCGATAGTTTCCAACTGAAAGCGATTATCACCGCTGTCGATAAACTGTCTGAACCGCTCAAGGGAATGAGCAAAAAAATGCGCGGGTTCCAGAAGGAATTCAGCAGTGTGATGGCAGGTGCAGCCGCGATGGGGGCAGGGATCAGTACAGCATTTGCCTACCCGATATCGCAGGCAATCAGCTTTGAATCCGGGATGGCCGACGTAAAAAAAGTGGTGAATTTCGAGACGCCGGAGCAGTTTAAACAGATGGGGGAAGATATTCTGAACCTGTCTACTCAGCTGCCGATGGCGGCTGAGGGGATTGCCCAGATTGTGGCGGCGGGCGGTCAGGCCGGTATTGCGCGCAACGAATTATCCAAATTTGCCGCCGACGCGGTGAAAATGGGGGTGGCGTTTGACCAGACGGCGGAACAATCGGGTCAGATGATGGCGCAGTGGCGTACCGCGTTCAAAATGGGCCAAAACGAAGTCGTTGCGCTGGCGGACAAAATCAACTATCTCGGCAACAATGGACCAGCAAATGCCGCGAAAATCTCCGACATTGTGACTCGAATCGGTCCACTGGGTTCTGTTGCCGGTATTGCCTCTGGAGAAATTGCGGCGATGGGCGCGACGATCTCCGGCATGGGCGTTGAGTCCGAAATTGCGGCCACCGGTGTTAAAAACTTCATGCTGTCGCTGACGGCGGGGAAATCAGCAACAGCGTCTCAGAAAAAAGCACTAAATTTTTTGAAGATCGACCCTAGCCAGTTGGCGTCGGATATGCAGAAAGATTCCAAGACAGCAATGCTCAAAGTGCTGGAATCTCTGTCAAAAGTCCCCAAATCGAAACAATCTGCAGTAATGAACGCGTTGTTTGGCAAAGAGTCTCTTGGCGCAATCGCACCGCTGCTGACCAACCTGGATCTACTGAGAACTAATTTCAATCGAGTGTCTGAAGCCCAACAATACGCGGGGTCGATGCAGCAGGAATATGAGTCACGAGCGGCAACCACGGCTAACAGCATTGAGTTGATAAAGAATCAGTTCAATGCGGCCAGTATTACGATCGGTAGCATATTTCTCCCGGATATTGTCGAGCTGACAAAGAAAATGCAGCCTTTTCTGGAGAAATTTAGAAACTGGTCGAGGGCGAACCCGGATCTAATTCGTCGTGTTCTTAAACTGGGGCTGACACTGGTTGGTGTATCAGCCAGCGTGGGTTTAGTCACCAAAACGTTCCGCGGGCTGGAAGCGGTAATGAAGATGTCCACTCTGGGTAAACTGGTCACGCTGATGGTGATTGGTGCTGGTCTGATTGTGGACAACTGGGACACCGTCGGGCCAGTGGTGAAAAATGTCGCCGATCAGGTTAATAGCTTCGTGCAGTCCATTGGCGGATGGGAAAATATCATGACTAGCGTCGCCACATTTACCGCCGGGAAATGGCTCACAGATATGGTGACAGGGATCGGGGGCGCAAATAAAGAAGCTGGAGGGCTGAAAAATAACCTTCGCAGCATCGCGCAAATGGGGGTGATCACCGTCACCATAGGCGTCATGTTTGACATAATGAAGCGCCTGGATAAATTGCATGAAGATGCCTCGAACCGGCATGTTGATGTAGGCACATATCTCACGAACAACCTGCATAAAAATGAAGAGGAACGCGGTTACACCGGGTTTATCCCCCGACTAAAAGAACTGTTAGGCATTCAGGTACATGAAGACACGAATAAATTGCACTCTGATGTAGGGGCGGTGCTGGGCAGTAACAATGGGCCTAAGGGTGATAGATCCGACCACGCTGGATTCTTATTTAACCTGAAAGAAATGCTTGGCATTGATCCGAATTATGACCCGATGAAACCGGTTCTTACCCCTAAGCAATCAGCCGAAATTACCGTCAAGTTCGAAAACTCGCCACAGGGGATGCAGGTCGCTCCCGCTGGCGGCGGGGTTCTTCCTTGGTTTAATTATGACGTTGGCTATAGTCGCTTTAGTCATAAAAACTAAAGTTATTCTGTTTTGTGCCGGTTATTATGAGGACATAAACTCAATTTCATAAGGAAATGTTATGAAGAAGAACCTTTTGGCCAGCGTAATTCTTGGTGGTGCATTTGTACTATCTGCTGCAATCGTTGCTGGCGGCATCCAGATAAAAGATGAGCATGTATTACTGGGTGTGGACGGTAGCGTGAAGCTGGGAAATGTCTTCGGTGAAGAAGATCAGGTATCAGCCAAATTAATTTTTAACGATAGCGATCTAAATCAGGTCTTGTTCGAAAAAGTCGGTCCGTCAGAGGCAGAGGGGCGTCTATATGAAAAGCTGAGGGAGCTTTCCGATCAGGTTAACTTAGGCAAGAATGATGACGAAAAAAAGACAGCGCCTGAGAAATTGTCATTGAAGGTTCCTGCTACATTGGTATTAACGGCAGCTGTTAAATATAGGTCAGAATACCAACCTGTTTTCACGTTTAGCATAGCGAAAGAAGAGATCAAATTGCCAGCTGAGTCAAATATGCTGGAAGCAATAAAGCCAGCTGTTACCGGCTTCATAGAAAAGCAAAAAAACAATTTTGATTCATCGCATTTCTTGAAGTAACGAGCCTCAAGCCAAACCCGCTTCGGCGGGTTTCATGCTTGAGATGATCAAATGATCAGTAACGCAAAAATTTGTATCGGGTTACTCTTCTGAGAAAGGGGGGAATAAATATGCAGGATGAAGAGCAAAGGCAACTCACGCTTCGTCATCAACTTCACCAGAGACTGGCGAAAGTGACTCCTGAACTTTTGTCGCAGTTTTTATACGAACGTGGCGTTCCAGTAGTAACCTGCCTTTTATGCCACAGTAATGATATTGTTATCCCCCAAGCTTCCGTTCTCATCGTCGGATCTCATCTTGGTAGCAACCACACCGTTGTGCGACATACTGTACTTGATACAGATGGACCGCCACTTGCGCTAGATCGCTATGAGTATCGGCTGATTTGCAGTAATTGCGGATACACAAGCCATATTGCAGTTTATCCAGTGTTAAAATGGATTGAAGCGAGGGAGAGCACCGGTGAGTGAACCTATGCAGGATAATGTTGCTGTCGGTAAATTTCCGCAGTACCGAAAACCTGATGGTAGTGGTCCAACAGGAGGTGACGGCATGCTAGAGCCGAGAGTTGCCAGACTTGAATCTGATGTTGAATATATCAAACGCGATATCAGCGAAATCAAGCCTGACATCAAAAATATTGATCGCAGGTTATCAGACATAGAGGTCAGTATATCTTCAGCCAAAACAACCATAAAAGTTGTCGGCGGTGTGATAACTGTGGTGCTTGGTGTTTGCACCTACCTCTTTGGCACGTATATCTCAAAACTTGCAGATGCACTTAATGGCATTGTGCTCAAGTGATTGGTTCCCGGCCATTGCGCTGGGTTTGAACTAAGGTGGTTTCAGGCCGAAATATATATGATATTGCTTATATGTCAGAGTGGGCTGTATACTTGGCCCATACAACGCCGGTTGTAGATAGAAAAGTGAATTGGGGGGGACATGCCGACTAAATTGGTGAATGCTACAAAGGTTAATGAGGTTTTCGCTCATCTGAACGAAAGCGCAGACAACCACGCCCTTTATTCAGCACTCTCTCGCGGCGATGAGATCGAAATTAAAGGTATGACCTTGTCTCCGGGATATAGAATCGTTCGTGTTGATGGTCGACTGAGCGATAAAGTTGATCAGAGCCACTTTGAGCTAGCTCTTATAAACGACGTTTCTGAAGATGTTGCTTACTATAACCGTATAGTTATCCAACCCGACAGTTTCCTCAATTGCCGTCCAGTTACTCAGATTTTGGTATGGCGCACTCAGAAGCCTAAGCACCGGAAAGAACTTCATGACTTAGCGGGTGTGATATTTCTGGAGTATCTACTTGAGAAATACGACGTCATTGTATCTGATATGAATCAGACGCATGACGGAATGTCATTTTGGCAAGCGCGTATGTATGACGCACTGGCGTATGGTATGAAAGTCTATGCATATGACATGATCAGCTGCGTGATAAATGAAATAAAATCAGACGATGATGTTGGACGGTATGAGCAGTGGTTATGGGGAGACCCAGAACATTATCAGAACAGACTGGCCATCATTTCAAAGCTAGAACTGCCAGCCAAATAAACCCGCCAATAGCGGGTTTTTATTACACAAACCAAACCTCGCTCCGGCGGGGTTTTTTTATGCCTGGAGATCCCATGAGTTGGATTGATAACCTACATGACGCCTCCTTACGCGGGGTGAAATTCAAGATCAGTGGTGATGAGGCGCAGTTTGGTCGGCGGGTTCAGGTTCATGAATATCCGAACAGGGATAAACCCTATTCCGAGGATTTAGGGCGGGCCACCCGGCGTTTTTCGGTCGAGGCATACGTTATTGGCGATGACTTTATGGAACAGCGCAATCGGCTGATTCAGGAGATCGAAAAAGAGGGGCCGGCAACGCTGATTCATCCTTACTACGGTGAGATGAGCATCACCATTAACGAGCCGGCCAGAATCTCTCATACCAATGATGAAGGCCGGATGTGCCGTATCGCATTCTCTTTTGTCGAGGCTGGCGAACTGTCATTCCCAACGGCAGGGCTGGCCACGGGTAAAAAACTGGCGTCCTCTGTTTCGTGGCTTGACGAGTGCATTGAATCAGCGATGGAGGCGTTTGGGTTGGATGGTCTGCCGGACTTCATCAACGACGGTGTGTTGGATGACGCCAGCGCGATGATGGACTTTGTGACCGACACATTCAAATACGTCGATGCAGGTGTGACGGCCGCCGCGCGGCTAATGAACGGCGACCTGACCGTATTGCTTGGCAGTGGCAGCAGCGCGATGAATTTCGTCAACCGTCTGCAAACGATGTGGCGCGCTGGAACGCGTCTCAGCGGTGACACAAAATCTCTGGTGTCGATGATCACTGGATTGACCGGAGTCACGGCTGGTCATGATCTGGCCCCGCGAGGCGTGTGGTCGACCGATAGCACGACTACGCAAAGCCGCAAGACCCAAAGCAACCACGTGGCACAGGCAATTCGTGTATCGGCAATCAGTGAAGCTGCCTATACGGTCACCTCATTGCCTAAGCCTGCGCAGTCTAGATCATCGTCTCAATCACTTACAAAATCATCGTCAAACGCATTAGCCTCCGGGGGTGGGGTTTCTCCGGCCATAGTCACTATTCCGCATCCTGCGGTAACAGATATCGATACCTCTGAGGCGACGACTAATGCCGGTACGACGACGTCAACTGCCGCGGCGACGGTGCCGTCATGGGATGATCTCACCGAAGTTAGAGAATCATTGAATACGGCGATAGATCGCGAGTTAGAACGTGTCACCGACGATACGCTGTTTCAGGCGCTGGTGCGGGTGCGATCTGACGTAAACAGCGATATCTCTAGCCGTCTTGTGCTCGCAGCGCGCGTCACTGAGCGTCAAACGACTGAGGTTCTGCCCGCCATAGTCTTAGCTGCTGATTGGTACGATTCAGTGGAGCGGGCAGACGAGATCATGGCGCGAAACAATATCCAGCATCCCGGCTTCGTCCCGGTCACCACACTGAGGGTTCCCACGCAATGAGTGAAAATCTGGTAACGCTGCGCGTTAATGGGCGCGAGTGGGGCGGTTGGACGTCCGTGCGGATATCTGCTGGCATTGAGCGGATCGCTCGTGACTTTAACGTGCAAATTACCCGGCGATGGCCGGGCGACACCGATCAGCGAAATATCAAGTCCCGGATTCAGCGCGGCGACGTAGTGGAGGTGCTGATTGGCGATGACCTGGTGATCACCGGATACGTCGAGGCCACGCCGGTACGTTATGACGCTAACAGCAAAGTGTTGGGGATTTCTGGCCGCAGCAAGACCTGTGACCTGATCGATTGCTCGGCAGAGCCAAAACAATATGAGTCCCGGTCTGTTTCTCAGGTGGCGGCGGACCTCGCAAAGCCCTTCGGTATCTCAGTTATTGATGCCACTGACAACGGCACCCTGCAGAGCGTTCAGGCCGATCAGGGGGAAACGGTCATTGATGTGCTGAATAAAATGCTGGGACTGGCGCCCACTCTTGTCTATGACAACGCGCAAGGGCAGCTGGTTATCGGCGATATTGGGGTTACGCAGGCTACGACGGCACTGGTGCTGGGTGAAAACATTTTGTCATGCGATACCGAGCAATCTATCCGCGAGCGGTTCAGCGTGTACTCGGTTTCTGGTCAGCGAAAATCTGATGATGATGATTTCGGGGAGGCGACAACATCCGCCATCCGGGCAGAGACGGTCGACAACGGTATCGCGCGGTACCGCCCACTCATCATCAAGCAAACAGGTAATGCGACGACCGGGTCATGCGGTGACCGCAGCGACTTTGAAATGGAGCGGCGCGCCGCGAGAACGGACGAAACCACTTACACCGTTCAGGGATGGCGACAGGGCAATGGCGCGCTGTGGCAACCCAATATGACGGTCGTCGTCTGGGATCCTGAACTGGGGTTCGACAACCGGGAAATGGTGATCGCCGAGGTCAATTATCAGCAGGATGAGAACGGGACGATCACGGAGTTACGTGTCGGCCCGTCGGAAGCCTACCTGCACAAGCCAGCGAAAAAAGCCAAACGGAAGAAGAAAAAAGAGGAGGACTTCTGATGGCAAACCCTTTGGCATCACTCAGTCGAATGGTATCGAACATGATTTCACGGGCCGTTGTCCGCGGGCGCACGTCCTCGACGAAATGCCAGCAACTACAAATCGAGATGGCGGGCGGAGAGGGAAAATCCGACATCGAGCATCTGGAGCCCTACGGATTTACTTCCGCCCCGCAAGCCGGTGCTGAGGCGCTGGCGGTATACCTCGATGGCGACCGTAGTCACGGCGTTGTGCTGGTGGCTTCTGACCGGCGCTACCGGGTCAAAAACCTACAAGCGGGTGAGGTCGCCATTTACACCGACGAGGGCGACAACATCGTGCTCAAACGCGGAAAATTGATTGAGGTCAGCACGGACACGCTGATCGTCAATGCGACAAAGAAAATGACGGTGAACACCCCTCTGTTCGAGGTGCCTTCCGGTGAGGTGACGGACAAAACGTCAACCATGCAGAAGATGAGAGACACCTTTAATACCCACAATCATCCGGGTGATAGCGGCGGTATGACTGGCTCACCGACCACGCCAATGGGGTAACGCATGATATTAACGATGAATGGGGTATCACGTACCGTGTCGTTCCCGACCGATCCCCTGACGCGAGCTGTCATCATCTCTATCGCAACCTGGCGCCGCGCCGGGTCTGATGACGACGTTGACCAGGTTATGGGCTGGTGGGGGGACAGTTATCCCACCGTACAAAATGATCGTATCGGCTCCCGCCTTTACCAGCTTCGACGCGAGAAAATCACCAATAAAACGCCGGGCCGGGTCCGGGATATGTTGCGCGAATCACTGCAATGGATGGTTGATGATGGCGTTGCCGCCCGCGTGGATGTGAAAGCCGAACGTACCGGCATCAGTACGATACAGGCCTCGATCACCATCAGTAAATCGGACGGCACGACAGTGTCGATTGCTTTTAACGACCTATGGAGTGAATTAGATGGCTGATAGCGGATATTCCCGCCAGACGCTCCCCCAGTTAATTACCACCATCCGAAACGATGTTCTTACCCGACTATCTTCCGATTCCACGCTGGCGCAGCTGCGACGCAGTGACGCGGAAGTGTATTCCCGCGTCCAGGCGGCGGCCGTGCATACGGTCTACGGGTACATCGACTATCTGGCGCGCAATCTGTTGCCGGATCTGGCGGATGAAGACTGGCTGACGCGGCACGGCAATATGAAACGGGTGACGCGAAAAGCTGCCGCCGCAGCATCGGGTTACGTTCGCTGGGATGGTGCAACTGACGGCCTCAGCATTGGTGAAGGGGTAGTCATTCAACGTGACGATCTGGTGTCGTTTACGACGACGTCTGCGGCCACAGCTTCCGGCGGAGTTTTACGGATCCCCGTAACCTGTGATACGGCGGGAGAAACCGGGAACACGGACGACGGTATCACCATGAGGTTGGTTAATCCGATCCCCGGTTTGTCGTCTGCCGGACAGGCCGACAGCATTCAGGCGGGTAGCGATATCGAGAGTCTGGGAGATTTCAGAGCCCGGATCATTGAACGCTGGTACTGGACGCCGCAGGGCGGCGCGGATAGCGATTATATCGTTTGGGCTAAAGAAGTGGCGGGGGTGACCCGTGCGTGGACGTACCGGCATTGGATGGGGACAGGAACGGTCGGTGTGATGATTGCCAACAGCGATATGCTCGATCCGGTGCCGGATGCTGCAACGGTCGCCGCTGTGCAATCCTACATTGAGCCGCTGGCACCCGTGGCGGGATCTAAGCTGTATGTGTTTGCCCCTATCCCTAAATCCATCGACGTGCATGTTCGTATCACGCCTGACACAGAAGAAACCCGGCAGGCGGTGATTGCTGAGCTGCGCAGCATGCTGTTTCGCGATGGCACCCCCAGCGGGGTAATAAAACCGTCCCGCATCAGTGAGGCGATCAGCATAGCGACCGGAGAGTACAGTCATGTGCTGGTTAGCCCCTCCGCCGATATCACGCTGGGAGCCAGTGAGTTGGCCGTGCTGGGGGACGTGTCATGGACCTGACGAATCAATATCAGTATTTGCTGGGCGTGTTGCTGCCTCGTGGGCCAGCCTGGGATGGCGACGAGCCCCTGCTAATGGGGCTTGCTCCGTCGCTGGCGGCGGCACATCAGCGCGCTGACGATCTGATGTTGGAAATAGACCCGCGCACCACCTCAGAGTTGATTGGCCGCTACGAGAATATTTGCGGTCTCCCTGATAGTTGTGCTCCTGCTGGTGTTCAAACGCTGACGCAGCGCCGCCAACGGCTGGACGCAAAAATCAATGTACAGGGTGGGATAAATGAAGATTTCTACCTGCGGCAGCTGGAGGCGCTGGGTTACCTGGACGCGACGATCACCCGGTTCGATACCAGCCCATTCCGTTGTACATCCCCTTGCACCGAATCCCTTTATTCAGAAGAGTGGCGCTACTACTGGATCGTCAACATGCCGAGCGCTACGAAAATAGACAACATGACGTGCATCAGCGCGTGCACGGACAGCTTAAGAACATGGGGCGAAACGACCGCGGAATGCGTGATCGAAAAACTCTGCCCCTCAAATACCTACGTTATTTTCAAATACCCGGAGTGATTTATGCATCGAATTGACACAGGAACCGCGCAGGTCGACAAATTTGGCGCGGGTAAAAACGGATTCACCCGTGGCAATCCACAAACCGGCACACTGGCGACAGAGCTGGATGACGATTATTTTGACGCGCTGCAGGAGGAGATTTGCGGCCCTATTGAAGCTGCTGGGTTATCTCTGGAAAAGGGCAACCGCGGGCAATTGCTTGCGGCGTTGCGGTCCTTGTTTTTGTCCCGGTCAAACCCTGGTTCGGATATTAGTAACGATGGCGCTAATGACACGTTTTTCAAAAACCTCGGGTTGGGAGAGGCTGCAAAGCGTGGGGTCGGCACCGGCCAAAATCAGATCCCTGACATGTCTTTTTTTACTGGATCGAATGAAACTGATGGCTATGTTCCTTTCCCCGGAGGATTGATCATGCAGTGGGGAAGTGTTCGCGGTGGGGGAAACTCGGTGGTGACGGCTAATTTTAAAGTCCCATTTCCAAGCGGTGTGTTTGTAGTGGTGGGCTGCATTTATGATGACGACAACACATCAAATACGACGCTTCGGCGTAAAACATCTTCAGAACCCCGCGTTAACGCTCAATTTTATTTAAATGATGGCATATCGGCTACCAGTATTAACTGGGTTGCAATTGGAATGTGAGGATATATGTATAAATTTTCTAATGGTCTTTTTTACCCTTTTAGCTTGCAGAGTGCTTATGAGTCTGCCGGAACCTGGCCGGAAATCGGCGTCGAAGTCACTGATGACGTTTTCAAATCCTTTTCGACCGCTCCGGAAGGAAAAGTTGTGGGCGTTGATGGAGACGGCTATCCGTGCTGGGTTGATGTTCCACCATTAAGCCATGTCGAGTTAATTGCTATCGCAGAATCAAAGCGGGTCCAGTTACTGAATTACGCCGATGAGGTTGTTAAAGACTGGCGTGTTGAGTTGGCTTTGGATGAAATCAGCGATGAAGATAAGGCAAAACTCTCGGCATGGATGGCATACAAAAAATCAGTCAAAGCGGTCGATGTATCCACGGCTCCGGAAATCTCTTGGCCCGTAGTACCATCTTGATGGAATTTCTTCTTTACTGAAATTTCATACCAATTGCTTCGAGTCATCAATCCAATCAGCCCACCACTGCATCATCTCCCTACGTTTATCAAATTATACTGTAGTAGTCGAAGTGTAAGCTGTGCTGGCGGGCGAAAGCGAATGGCGGAAGGGCAGGCACAAAAAACCCGGCGGGGCCGGGCTTATAATCTCAACGGGGCGTTATGACTCTGATGTCGGCCAGCATCCTGTCCCAAAAGGTGAACTCTATACCTAAATTTTCATAGGTTATGCTGTGCTCATGCGCCCCTGGTACAGACCCAAACTCAGAAATAACGCTTTCACCTTCTCTTGTAGGGGGGCCGTATGCTTTATGAACATCTTCTATCGAGCTATTTATACCAATTCCTTTCTCAGTTATGCCATTAAAAGCATTGTAATTAGGCAATCTGAAGTACAAGAAGATCGCTTTTATTCTATTGTCTGCACCATGTGAGGCATCTATTCCTTTAGAAGGGAGGTGTAAATATCCATTTTTCACCACAAAATCCTTGGAGAAATTTGATTCAGCCTGCTGAACCGTGTCATTCAACGACAGGTTTTTTATACCCACACCGGGGGTTATCACAAAACCTTGATATGAACTTAGTGGTTTGTTTTGGGAGTCACAGCCGAGCAGACTCAATGAAAAGAGCACTAGCAGCGCCGTTCTTAGCATATTAATTTTTCCTTTCTGATATTTTATTAACTAGTTTTAATGCAAAAAACAATTGGCATTATGAGGCTAGTGAGTATTTTTAACGACCGATTCAATACTCTGTAAGCTTGCATTTTACATAGGCTGCGAGCGAAAAAAAATCCCGCCGTAGCGGGATTGGTAAGCGTAGAATTACTCAGGCTGCTTTTTTAGCAGAACAGTTGCAAAGTGGAATAGGAAAAGGTTTTCCTTTTTTTGCGTGACGAACCACACCATTAACACTAATGGTATAACGGAAAATGATTTCGCACGTATTTCCACATTTGCCACAGGTACCCATAGTCATTTCTATTGTTCCCTGCATACCTGTAAATCCACACAGGTTGCGCTTTGTTGGGAGAACCGCTATGCTTACTTCGTCAAAACAAATGTGTTGCGGTTGGATTGTCTCCGTAATACCGGAAGCTGCGTCAACAGATTCCGCCCTAAGCCCTGTTCTAACAGGGCTTTATTTGGTATAAAAGTCAAAGGAAAGTTGAGTTATTGGATATCCCATTTTTTCCAATATTACTTCTGAAAAAGTATCCGCCTGCCACTCTGCGTCTTCTATCTGGCTTGGCTGAGTTGAGGAGAAGTGAAGCAGAGCTTTGTGCCCTAACAATAAATGACCTAGTTCGTGCATCATTATCGATAGCGCCTCTTTTTCCCCAAGGCTCGCCAT